TACTAAATCTGGCATTCCATCGTAAAACTCATTAAGAGCCTTATGTGCTGAAAAAGATCCAGGTCCAGTTATCTTAAGATGTAACTGATGCATACTTGTTGTAAGAGCTTGAGCATGTGCCAACATAGCTGCTGTTTCCATACATGGTCCCATTGGACTAGGTCTTTGTAGTTTCTGCATCATTAGCTATTTCTTTGTGCATTTTGTACTTCTCTCTGATACTGGTTCATTGACTCTATATCTCCTGCTAAAATAGAAGCTGCTTCATCAACTATAATCTCACAAATATCATCTTTTAACTCACACTCTACATTCACAGTAAAAGTTTGTCCAGTTGATATATTGCTACATCCAATAAACTGAATTTCTCTAGGCTTTCTATAATATACTAACTTAGCGTCAAGTACCGTAAACTTACCATTTGTATAGATTCTAATCTTATCTCCTAAGATTGTGCAAAATGTTTCTGCCCATTCAAAAGAAGGTTGTTTAAAACTATCTGCTAGTAACATATCTACGTTAGCTTCTTCAGCTTGGTATATTGTACTTAAAGGTCTTTTAGGACAGCAATCATTCTGTATATTAGCTCCAACTCTTACAAAGTGTAAATAGTTAGCTGGAATTAATTCACTCTCAAAGAACTTTAATCTTTCATAACCAGTCAGATCAACTTCATTAAGTAAGATCTGTAAATCATCAACAACTGTTACACTTTGTTCTGAAGACTCTTTTAAAGCGTTCAATCCGTGTAACCTTCTACGTGTCCATTCAAGCTGAGCTTTATTAAAAGCTTCTTGTATCATCCAACACTCTATGTTGTCATAATCAAAGGAGCTAAGCTTATTAAGCCTTTGCTTGATTTTTATCTGTAGCAGGTTGTTATTCATATACTATTTACTGATTCCAGTATTTCTCTACTTTTTTAGTCAGGTCTACCAAAATTTCCTCATTCAAAGGATTCTTAAGGTATTCCATACAATCAGATGGAGTACGTCCTAACATAGTAGTAGTTTCCATGTGATAAATAAAGCCATCAGCCTTAGTTGCAATAAACTTGTAATATGTACAGTCTTTTACAATAGCTCTAATCTTTAATGTTTCCATATCAAGAGTAGCCGTATCTAAGAACCTTTGAGCAGTCTTACGCTTATCTTTCTCAACCAACTCTCCGTTTACATACTTATCCATGTTATCATAGACAATGTCATTAGGAGTAGACTTCTTATACTGAGCACTGTTAGGATCTAACACTTTTGCTACATATAATAATTTATTCTGATTCTTGTCAAATAACTTCTGAAGTTCAGAAAGAGCCTTGTTACGAAGCTTCTTAACTTCTGTTTGTACTGATGCCGTTTCTTCTAGTTTATCAAGATAAAACTTAGGAGGAACCGGCATTCTACGAGCTTCTTCTAAACTCTTAGCTACTATTGAAAACCCACCTGCCTCAATTGCGTACAATCTAATTAGATCATATGGGTCTTTATCAGGTTCTAAATATGTTGGTTCGTTACCACATCTTATTTTGATCTTATCCCAGAACTCTGAGTTATCAGGTTTCATAAGTTTGATCTTGTTCCAAAAGGCTTCATCAGTTGAGTCAACCACGTTAGCGGCTAACTCTCTTTCTAACTGAGCTACTACTACACGTATCTGTTTGATCTTAGCTTCTTGATCTTCTGATGGTAAGTTTTTTACATCAGGAGAAAATTCATTTAAGCCAGTTACGTATCTTTTGATACCGTTCATCTCTAGACAAGATAATTGTTCTTCGTGGAACGCTCCGTCAAAAAGACTTAATCCATACTTCTGTAGTCCCATATTATCAACCATTGGATCAAAGAAAGGTCTAATGGCAATAGTGGACTTTTTGTTTTGTGGATACTTCTCCACGATTGTTACTCCGCTCATGTTTGGTTTGTTTGGTTTTTTATTTATAACTGGTTACAAATGTAACCTTTTATATTTAGAACCTATTAAGAGTTGCGAGCTCCTCATGTGATCACCATGGTACGCATACAATAGGAAGCTTGTTGATACTATCAACAAGGGGGCACTGTTGTATCGTTTGGCAGGGGACTTTACACCCCTGCCTTAGATACTATTTTTTAGAATGATCCTCCAGTAACTGGATTTCTCATAACAATTTTCAACACCTTGGTTGGGTCTTTAACCCAGATAGCTGGCATTGTCTGTGTCATGAATACACGGTAACCGTTGAACTGTCCAGAAGACTGGAAGCCTTGGGTACGTCCCATGTAGTCCATTGTACCGTTTTGGTAGAACCACTTCAATTGATTATCCCAAGATAACTTCAACAAGAAGATGTTGTCGTTAGTATTCTGTGTGATATCAAAGATAATGAAATTATAAGAACTTAATGGGAAACCATCAATAATAGGGTTCTCAATGTCGTTAGTATGAACGTTATCAAACGCTGGGTTCAATACAAACTTAACGTTAGCCAAGAAAGGAATAACGTATTGAGTGTATGCAAAACCAAAGTTTAGATCCATACCTTTTCCAGTGATTGCTCCTACTTCAGATGCATTAATCACCAAGCCAGAGTTGATAGCTTCACGCTTAATAGCTTCGTTTACAAGCTTCATACCACCAAGGCCAGTTTGTACAACTAATTCACGCTTAGGATCTGGACCTTGAAACTCAACTTTACCGTTAAAGAAGTTGAAGATTTCAGACTTGAACAAATCTAAGTTGAAAGAACCTTTGTTATAAATACGCTTGTAAGAGTTATCCAACTGCTTCCAAAGACCTACAGACAATCTGATGTCATCTGGACCATCTTGCTTAACCTTACCACCTTGACCCCACATTAAGTAGGTCTCAATGTCATTAGCAATTTTGCTCAAGTGAGCTGCTTCCATTGCAGTTAAGAATGTACGAGTAAGCTGTCCTGATTCGTAAGCTTTCTTTACATAATCTTTACCCATTGTAGAAGCCATAGTCTCCAAACTTGAAACTGAAGGATCAACACTCTTGTCGAAGTTTCTCCACATTTCAATAACTGGAATAGTTCCGTCAGCTTTCATTCCACCTTTCATCATCAAGTCAGCTCTAGAGCTTACAGAATAATGAACGTGAGCTTCAGCACCACCTACGTAGTTGTAAAATTCACGGAAACCTGCATTGATGTTACCGATATCAGAGAAACGCTCACCGTATTCACCACGAGCAGATCCTTTACGGAACACCTTAGTACCAACTTTAAGATATTTGTTATCCAAATACTTAGCGTTGTCGTTGTTTACCAACTGAACAGTGTAAATGAAACCGTCACCTGCTGGGATAATATCGTCAGCTGTGATGTACATTTCCACACCATTGTACTTGTCATAAGTGATGATATCACCATGACCAAAAGAACGCTTGTTAATTTTAATCTTGAAAGCTTGACCATCAATACCTTTAGTGGCATTTGCTGATTCAATATCTTCTGTAATGTATGGGAGATCCTGCGTTACTGGAATCTGCCACTTGTACTCACCACGTGCGTTATCTACTGAGATAACGTTCTTACCGCCAAAGCTGGACATTTGGTACAAAGGCATTTCTACTTTTTGTGCCATAGCCCATAAATCTACCGGACCTAAATCTGTAGGTTCAGCTGACTTTAGCAAGTTTGAAAGGTGGTAGCTGTCTACGTGCGAGCTAGTCTGGTAGCTGGTATCTCGTAGAAATATACCATTGTTCAAAACTGGAGTTGCCATGAGGCTTTTAAATTTAAAGGGTTAATAATAAATAGTTTAAGTAAATTAGCGTTTAAATATGTTAGTTGGTCTTACTAACTTTCTAGACTTCTGCTGCTCATCATCATCTTGATAAGTAGTTGTGTTTTTTCTAGACTGTTCAGTTTTCAGATGTCTAACTGTTTGTTCTACTGCTTGGTTCTTTCCTTGTTTAGTTAATGTCTGACGATATTCATCAGGATTAGACAACAACCAAAGAGCTTCAGCAATTAATGGGTAGTTTGGTTCTACAAACTGGTACTTCTCTAAAAGATGACCCAACAAGTTTGTTGGACGTCCACTGATAGATGGATACTGTGGTTGTACAAGACCGCTATACAATTGAGCTTGAGTCTTTTTATCCAACTTTAATCCATTAATTTCAGCAGGTCTAAGAGCTTCAAATACATTTTGCATGTAAGCTTCAGCTGCTTGTTCCTGTTGTTCTTTTCTAGCTTCTTGTTCAATAATCTGACTCTTTACAATTTCTTCTTGCATAGAATCAAGCTTTGGTTTGAACTGTTTAGCTTTTTTCTCTAGTACTCCTAGATCTTTCCAGGTGGTCACTTCTTCATCAATCTCTTCTTCATTACCAAAACCGGTAGCTTGTAAATAAGATCTTACAATACCTTCTTGGTCATTCTCATCTTTAGGATTCAAAGATCTAACCTGTTCTACCTGAGCCAAAGCTTGGAAAAGACCTTTAAGATCTTGTCCACCGTCCATCACATACTTAGCTGCATATTGCAACTCATCTGGTAAAGCTTCAAAAAACTCTTTTGGAGTTTTAGCTGCCACCTCAGATTTCATGTTATCTACGTTAGCTTGCCATAGTTCCTCTACATCTTTTTCTGCAAGACCACCTAAGTATTCTTCAAGATCTTGCTTACTTTCGTCATAGTCATCAAAGGCAAACATTTCCTTTGACTCTATACGTTTTTTAAGAAACTCTACTAAGCCAGACTTTTCTGTCTTAGGTCTTCCACCTTTAGATTTAGACGGCTGATCATCATCTTGATCATTATCATCTACATTCACAAGGTTGTTGATAAAGTCCTTAGATGCTTCTGCACTCTTAGGAGTATCATCTTTATCACTGTCATCATCCTCATCTAGAAAGTTTGTGTCAAACTTTTCTTGACTAAAGATATTTGGTTTTAGATCTTTTTTATCTTCAGTGCTAGGAGTAACGATGCTGTCTGCACCAGGTGCTCCTAACCAACTGTCAATATCAAGATCCACTTGTTGTACAGAAGTCTGTACACTGGTTTGATTATCAGTCATTTTGTTTGGTTTTTTTGTGTATCTCTACATAATTAATATACAACTTAAATCTTAAAAATTTACTAATCCGCTATTATTTTTATCTAAGGTGCGGATAATAGAGCTATAACTAAACCTACTTTTTTGTAGAAGATTTAGAGACGTCATATTTATTTTTATTTTCTCTAGCAATCTGTAATTGTTTATCAGCTATTTCTTTTCTAGTCTGTAACTCTTCACGACTAAGGTTTAACTTTTGTTGGTTATTAGAGTTTTTATTAACCTCTTGCTCACGTTTGAAATTCATAGCATCTTGATAGTTATCCTGTTTCTGAATACCTGCCAAAGCATCTTGATAATCTGACACTTGATTTTGGTTAATATCAGAACTAGCACCATAACCTGCTGATCTAATTTCAGCCACTGTTATTTGAGACTGTCTATCTAGATCAGCTTGCTCAGCTCTAAACTGTAGTTCCATCTGCTTCTGACGCTCTTGAGACTCAATCATCTGCTGCTGCATTTCTTGTTGTTGCTGCATCTCAGCTTGTTTCTGACCAGTAGTTTTCTCTTCAGCCTCTTTAAGTACACCTGTAAGCTCTGCGATAGACTCAGACTTAATAACATTACCTAGATCATAAATAGAAGCACCCATCGTGTTATTACTTATAGCTAGTTGTTTAAGCTGCTCCATTATAGAACGAGAATTAGTCTTAGTGGTACAGAATATATTTAGATCACGCATTAATAGATCAGTACCGTTCATTTGAAAATTAACTTTTTCATCTGAACCAGTGATGTATTGTAATCTAATACTAGGTTTATTAGAATGATAATACTGAGCTAAGTCAGTTCTCATTTGGTGAACTCTAGGCATTAGGTTATCTGAATGCTGAATAAAATACTGTTCTGTCTGTGCATAAGAAGCATTCATAGCTTGCTCTACACCAGTAGCTGTTTGTTGAGCAATAGTCTGACCCATACGTTGTGGGTTAAGACCAATCACTTCAAAAGCTTGATTCTTAAAATAGCCAGCTAAGTTTACACGAGAAAGTAAACGGTTAGTTTGTTCTAGGTTCAACACTTGATAGTGTTGGAAGTTAAGAGCATTCTCTGTATTAGTGATAGAAGTATCCAATGGTAACATTTGGAAGTTCTTCATAGCCACATAGGCTTTGGCCAGATTATTTTTCCCCCAGTCTTCTCCCATGGAGTGACGAGGCAAAGAGTTCTGGTCCAACATAATAACCGTACCGAGCTCATCAACCAAGATGTCTGCTATTTGGTTATTTACAATGTTATAGCCTATCTGGTATGGTTTCATAAGATCTACCAATGAAATACTGCGGGTGTTACGATCACCGAACACAGAACCTTCCACTGGTAGTTTACAGCCATATAATGTTGCATCTCCTTTAAACTGGAACGGAACTCTTCCTGGTTTGCCCCCATTGAGTCCTAGATAAATTGGATTGATGCCACTTGGATTATTCATTCCCCAAAAAGCTGGTCTATTTGGGCCAATCTTGATACCGCCCCAAACTTCGTTAATCCAGATCCAATCAATATGTTCACCAAAGATTAAGTTATCTTTAGATTTTTCTTTATAAACCGCAGTGTTATACATAGGTTTATCAGTCACCTTGTATTCTTCAGAAATAATATCTTGTATACTTTCTCCTTCTTCTGTAATTTTAGTTAAGTGTCCTATCTTACGTTGGGACTTCCAATAAATTTGAGATACACGTAACAAGTGAGTCTTACCAAAGTCCACTGTATCTTCTGAATCTGATAAAATCCATTCTACAATATCTCCTGTGCCAAACTTAGTGTCGTACAAAGAAGCATATTGTCTATATCCTAATGATGGCATTTCTGTATTCCACGCATGAGACTTAGTAGGGTCATAATAAGTACCGTCATTCTGGTATCCTTGTACAGCATAGCCTGCTGAACGGACCGGATAGATGGCTTCTAAGGACTCCAATTGTTCTTCCTTCATCATCCATCCATACTTATCAATAACGTCTGATACGGACATCATATCCATCTTACCGACCCAATTACCTTGAGAGATGTATCTAACATCTGGAGACTTATGATAAAAGGTTAAAAGAGGGTTCCAAAGTTCTAGTTCATAGTCATCTTCTTTCATGTTAAAATGCCAGAACTCACGATCTGTAATCAACATGTCTCTAAATGCACGTTCTTCTAGTTCTTGTAACTTAAATCTTTCCTCATCTACTGACATCTGATGAGATGCCCACTCCTCAACCATAGATCTGTAGTCTTTCTTAAAAAAAGACTCTATCTCAGGGAGTGTCTTAAGGTTTTCTGGACTCATCATTTGCTGAGACTCTTCTGATTCAAAGTCAGCTCCTTGACTCATCATCTGAGTCATCATCTTCATTTGAGCCTGCTGTATCAAAACATCCTCAATCATTTGACGCTTAGCTTCTAACATCTCATTATAAGAAATGTCATCCACCGCTCTAAACATAATACGTGAGCTTCTTTTAGAAAACTCATTACATAATACGTTGATTACGTTAGGAATAATAGGGTAAAACTTAAGCTCTAATGCAGATTCATCTTCTTTTGTTAGTGTATCAATAAGATCTGCCATCTCATTATCCTCTTCTACAATGTAGTCAGCCTTATCAATAATACCTTTAGCAAGCTTATAGTTCTTCATCAACCTACGAGCATTACGTCTAAGCTGTTTCATACCCTGAAATTCTAGCCAATCTAGATTCCAAGCTCTCCATTCCTCATTTTTTTCTTTTTCAGCAATAAACTGGATAGGCTGGGTGAGTGTACCCATTTTATTATAATCTGCCTTTTTCCCAGATTTAAGATCTAGAGCATTGTATATCTGCATGATAGTTAAGTATTTAAGTCTGCTGAATTATCTACAGCTGTATTAGTAAAAGATGTGCCAGTTGTAGAGATAAACGAAGGATAGTTAGTAGTTGTACTCCAAGTACCCAAAGAAGGATAGCTAATTGTACCACTACCACCATTTACAATATTTATTGGAGCTTGTTTTGGCTCTTCATCCTTTAAAAGAAGCAAAGCTTCCTCAAGGGTTAGGTAGTTTTCTTTAATCAATCTAGAAAGAATAGTTACTTTTTGAGCATGAAGTTCTTGATTTTCCATAATTATCTTATATTTTTAAAGGGATTACGTGGGTTCTTTGAATTAACTCCATTACCTTTAGAACCACCTATATGTCTAAAGGGGCTCCAATTTAATTTACTAAATTTCTGGGAGTTATCCAAGTTTTCTTTTGTAACTTCTACACGTTTAGTCAATCCTCTGTTACTCTGTTGCACCTTTGCAAATGCTATAAGAGCACAAAAAGCCACTAATCTATCTACGTTTAGACCATCTCTGTATGCTTGCATCTCTTTTAGAAGCATGATATCAGGGATACGTTCAACACCATATATTGTCTTTACAATGTCACCATTTTCTTTTGTCTCATAATCTAGCTCTTCTTTAAGAAATTCTATTCCATAAGACAGTACGTTACCCTTGAATAACGTACCTACGTTTTTCCAACCATATTCTTGGAACACATTTCTATTAGCACCAATATCTTTTAAAAATAAGATCATGTCTTTTGGTACTAAATATTTCTGTTTTCTTTTTGAGATCATGTACTGAATAAACAAAGCTACGTTATTTTCCACAATCGTCCAGGCATTATACCATTCTATAAGAAGCTCAAGTCTTTCATGAGTTTTATTAAGATCATCAAAACGTCCACACCATGATGCTACGATCATGTCACGTTCTA